CAAGGTAATATATAATAAAGGTTATTTGTTTCTGTGGCACAATCAACAGTTAGATTAATAGTTGATGCACAAAATGCGATAACACCATTAAAAAGAGTTAATGAACAAACAAAAAATTTAAGTAATAGTACAAATAAATTAAAAAACAGACTTAACGAAGGTAAAAAATCTTTTGATAGATTTGGAAACTCAGGTAAAAGAGCATCATCAGGTGTAAATAATTTAGTAAATAGTTTAAAAAAATTAGCAGCAGCTTTTGCAGTCATTCAAACCGCAAAATTTGTTATTTTTCAAACAGCAGAGCTAGAAAGACAAAGAAAATCTTTAGAGGTATTAACAGGTAGTGTTGCGAAAACAAATAAAATTATTGCTGAACTAAAAGCTTTTGGTGCGGTTACGCCTTTTAAAGCATCTCAGTTAATAGAAACTACAAAAAGACTAAAAGCATTTGGTTTTGAAACAGATAAACTTGTTGATAACACAAAAAGAATAGCAGATATTGCTGGTGCTACTGGTGCAGAATTAGATGGTATTGCAACAGCCTTTGGTCAGATACAAGCAAAAGGAAAACTTCAACAAGAGGAAAATTTACAGTTATTAGAAAGAGGTGTTGATATAACGACTGAACTTAAAAATATAACAGGATTACAGGGAGATGCATTTGCTGATGCAATGAGAAAAGGGAAAATAGGTGCTGATCTTGTTAACCAAGCATTAATAAATCTTACAAATGAAGGTGGTGCTTTCTTTGGTGGTGCTTCTGCTCAGAGTACAACTTTGGCTGGAAAATTTAGCACACTTGTTGATGGGGTAGAAACTTTAGCTCAACAAGTAGGAGAAAAATTAGAACCAGCCTTAAAGGGTGCTTTAGATGTTGCGATTGATCTTGTTACAAATATAAATCAAGCAATCGCCGCAGGTTCAATAACAGATGTAGATAAAAAGGCATTAAGACAGCAGGCATTAGAAATTGTTGAAGAACAAACCACAGCCTTGCAAAGAAGTTTTTTTGGTGTAGGTGAAGTAAAAGTAAATTTTGAAGGTCAAGAATTTAAAGGTCAACCAGCCGCAGTGCAATCTCAAATAACAAATGCCCTAATAAATGCGGAAGTTGCAAAAAGATTAAAAGAACAATTAGAAGTACAAAAAAAATTAGCAGAAACAAATAAAGAAAATATTGATAATACGAAAGAGATAAAAAATAACTTTGAGCAAACTAACTTTTTAGTTGATGGCCTTTCTCTAAGTACAGAAAATTTTGCTGATAAATTATCAAATGTGAAATCTGAAGCTGATTTATTAAAAGAAAAGTTTATGGAGATAGGTCAAGGTATAGAACAAGGTATTGTTTCAAATCTTACTGATGCAGTTATGGGTACAAAAACATTAGCTCAAGCTGCAACTAGTGTACTTAATGATTTAAAAAGAAAACTTGTTGAAGTTGCAATTCAACGTGCTGTTTCTGGAATAGGCAATTTTTTCGGAAATGCTTTAAGTGGTTTATTTGGAGGAGGAGGTGGGCATAGTTTTTTAGGCGCACCGATGTTGGCTCCAGTAAGCGGTCTTAAGTTTGCTGATGGAGGAAGGCCACCAGTAGGTAGAGCTTCATTGGTCGGCGAGCGAGGGCCAGAGTTATTTGTACCTGACAGAGCAGGAACTATTATTCCTAACAATGCAATGGGTTCTACAAATATAGTTGTTAACGTAGATGCTTCTGGTTCGTCTGTTGAAGGAGATCGTGATGGACAGCAGTTTGGTGAGGCTCTAGCCACTGCAATACAATCAGAAATAGTTAAACAAAAACGTAGTGGAGGTTTACTTGCTTAATGACATTTACTTTTCCTTCTATAGAACCAAGTTACGGATTACAAAAGTTTTCCTCCCCAAAAACTACAGAAATTCAATTTGGAGATGGTTACATTTCAAGAATAAATTTTGGATTAAATAAAAATCCTAAAAAATATAATTTAGTTTTTAAAAACATAACATTAACAGACTCAAATACAATTGAGAACTTCTTGGATGCCAGAGCAGATGATGCAGCTAGTTTTTCATTTACACCGCCACAAGAATCAAGTGCATCTCAGTTTGTATGTAAGCAATGGTCTAAAACAATAGATTTTCCGAACAGAGCTACAATAAAAGCAACATTTGAGGAGGTATTTCAGCCATGACAATACCCGTAGAGCAACTGCAAAGTTTAAATGGTTTTACAATTATTGAGCTATTTAAACTTGATTTAATTGATGGGACTCATTACAATTCATCGTCAAGTGCAGAAAGTGTATATAGATTTCATAATGGTACAAATGAGATAAATACAGATATTAAATGGCAGAATAATACTTATACAAAAATTGCCTGTAAAGCTGAAGGTTTTGAAACAGGTGATAATACTGTTATGGCTAGACCTACAATTACATTTGCAAATACTTCGGGATCTTTCTCTGCAATTTTAGGTTTAGTAAATCAAATAACGCCTTTTAATGATTTACAAAAAGCGACTGTTACAAGAATTAGAACAATGGCACAATTTTTAGATAGTAGTAATTTTGCTAATAATTCAAATCCATATGGAACTCCTGATTCAAATAAACAATTAGAAGTGCAAAAGTTTTTAATTAATAAAAAGATTATTGAAAATATAGAAGTTTGTAGTTTTGAACTTGTTAATTCATTAGATTTTGAAGAATTACAATTACCAAGATTACAAATAACTAAAGATAGGTTTCCCGCTACTGGTAGTTTTGTATTTGTATGAGTTGGAAAGATAAAGCAAAACAACATTTTCTTAATTGTCAACCTGTAGAAGGTTGTGGTTTATTAGCAAAAAAAGACAATAAAGAAATATTCTGGCCTTGTAAAAATCTTGCGAAAGATTTTAACGAAGAAACTACATTTGCAATAGATCCTTTTGATTATGCAGCTTGTGAAGATAGTGGTGCTGAAATATTAGCAGTAATTCATTCTCATGTTGAAGGTTCTTCTGAACCCAGTGAAGCAGATGTTGAAAATTGTGCGATCTATATGCTTGACTGGTATATTTATTCAATTAAAGATAATAATTGGCATTATATGGAGGCAAAATGAGAAAAAAAATTATATTTTATGGACCTTTAAAAAAATTAACAGGAGTGCCATATTTTGAGGCAGATGTTTCCAAGGTAAGTGAGGTTTTTAGTTTTATAAAAGTCAACTTTCCTTCTTGCAAGGAACATCTTACAAAAGCACATTACAGCGTGATTATGGGTGATACAGATATTACATTTAAAAATCTAGTCATACAAGGCAAGGGTGATATTAAGGTAATACCAATGATTAGTGGTAATTTCTTTTTTGCTTTTTTTGGTACTTTGTTTGCTGGTTTTATAAATACAAAAATAACAGCTATGGTTGCATTTCAACAGGCACTTGCCGTTGGTGCGTTAAGTTTGTTATCACAAGCGTTAGCACCAGTACCACAAAATACAGCACCAAGCACTGATCCACAGGTAGAATCTTTTATTAGTAACCAAACACCAAATTCCACAAAAAGCGGAGGAGCAGCACCTTTAATTTTTGGAGAGGCTCTTGTAGGTTCTGTAGTAATTATGGCTGGTACTGATACAGTAGAAGTAATGGGTAATTAAATTTATTTAAAAAATGGCAAGAGAAATCAGCAGTTTAGATTTTAATTTAGTACAAAAATTACCTGATAATTTTATTAAGGCTGTACAGTTTTTTACATTTCTTGATTTAGTTTCAGATGGAGCAGAAATAGAAGGTTTTGCTACTCCTTCAAAAAATCAAAAATCTATACCTACAAGTCTTTTAAGTCCTAGTAATTCAAATGATGAGGAACAAATTACTGCTGATGAAAGAGAATATCTACAATTAGCTCAACAAGATATTTTTTTAAATGGTCAGGCAATAAGAGATGCAAATAATATTGAAAGAATAAAAAATACATCATTAGCAATTAGGACGGGAACACAAGATCAAGTAGTTATGACTGGTGTTAATGAAACGAGAAATGTAATACCAATCACATCAGCTTTTGTGCATAACATAGGGCCATCTGCACCTACTGGTAATTCACAATCAAATGCAATATCACATCAGATACCTAAGGGAAATTCTGTAGATGATACACCAGAAGGTATTCAAGTGACTTTAAGTTGGGTTTCTCTTAGGCGATTACATCCTTTCGATGGAAGTTCACAGGGTTTAGTTGTAAATGAAGGGCCAAATAAAGATGATCCTGTATTAAAAATTGGTAGTGTAAGAATTTTATTTACATTAAGAAATAAAAATAATGTTGTAATTAATACATATGAAAAAGAAGTTAACGGTGTATCTGTCGGACCTTATGCAAAAGATTATAGATTTGAAATTCCTAAAGAAGTGACTATAAGTAATGATCCTAATGATCCTATGAAGGCTATAAATGATAATTTTCCTCTATCTATTGAAGTTAGAAGGTTAGATAAAGAGTATAGAGCAGCTTCATCTTCTACTAGTATTCCTTTAGATGAACGTGCCAATGATCCTTTTGCAGAATTAAGAGGTGAGAGAAGAAACATTTATGAAGAAGGTGATAGAAGTTTCACCACTTTTAGTTTTTCGGGATTACAAACTTTTATTAGAAATAATAGGAGTTTTGTTACATATCCTAAATCTGCTTATATAGGGCTTAGATATAATACGCAACAGTTTCCAAATATTCCAAAAAGAAAATTTTTAATCAGAGGAGTAAAAGTAAGAATACCAACAAATTCATCTGTTGATGAAAATAATGGAAGAATTAGATACCCATCTAATTACAATTTTTCATCTTTAACTGGCACAAGAAATGTTGAAGGTAATAGGTCATGGACCTCGGATCCTGTATGGATTCTTTTTGCTTTACTTACTGAAAGTTATGGATTAGATATTAATGACACTGAAATTGATAAAGCCTCTTTTTATGAAGCTAGTGATTATTGTTCAGAATTAGTCACAACTCCTGATGGGCAAAAACCAAGATATTCATTTAATGGTGTAATAAATAAAAGAAGAAAAGCTTTAGAACTAATAAGAGAAATAGCTGCATTAATGAGAGCTACTGTATTTTATAGAGAAGGTTTAATAAAAATTGCTTTAGATAAACCAGAAACCACTATTTCTTATTTATTTACAAATGCTAATGTTATAGACGGTATTTTTAATTATTCTGGTATTGATAGAGATAAAAAGTTTACACAGGTAAATGTTTCATATTTTAATAATGACACACAAGAACTTGATCAAATTTCAATAAGTAGTGATGACATTAATGCAGATTTTAAAACTAAATATGGTATCAATCAAACAAATATACAGGCATTATATACAACAGATAAACATCAAGCTTTAAGGTTTGGAAGATCAATTTTATATACAAATTTATTAGAAAGTGAAGTTGTTACTTTTGATTGTGGTTTAGAAGCAGCAGTAATCTTAGAACCTTTTGATATTATAAAAATTGCAGATAGATTAAAAGAATCATTTAGATCAAGCGGGCGAATAAAATCAGTGACAAGTAGTACTGTTATTGTTGTTGATGACAGTACGAATACTACTCTTGGCAACAGTGGTGACTTATTTAGTGTTATTGATAAAAATGGAGGTGTACAAGAAGTTTCAATACAATCAGTAAGTGGAAGCACTATTACTTTATCTTCTACTCTAAATCCCCTGCCTCAAGATGGTAGTATCTGGGCTATTAAAACAGGAAATGTACAGCATAGAAAATTTAGAATATCAAACATAAAACAAAATGATAATTTTACTTTTACTATTACAGCTTTAAAATATGACGATAACAAATATACCTATATTGAAAATAATAATATTAGTAGTAGTTTAGGCGATGCACCTTCTAGTTTACTAGATCCACCATTAGCTCCAGCTATTGAATTTGTTGAGGAACAATTAGTAGAGGTTAATGGTAGAGCACAAAGTGAGATAGAAATTTTTTTCGCATACGTACCAAAAGCTGTCAGATATCAAGTAAGTTATAAAGTGAATGGGAATGGGCCTTTTGTAGATAGTAATGTTTTAACAAATAATTTTAAAATTAAAAATAATGTTTCTGGTACTTATGAATTTGAAATAAGATCTGTTAATGCCGTAAATGTAATAAGTGATACTCCTAGCACCAGTACTTTAACAGCAAAGGGATTGCAAGGTGATATTCAAGATGTTACTAATTTAAGATTTGAAGAAAGTAATGATGATTTAATTTTAAGGTTTGATCCATCACCAGATTTAGATGTTAGGTTTGGAGGATTTGTTATTGTTAAACATTCAAGTATTACTGATGGCACAGCGATATTACAAGATGCAAATCTTGAAAAAATAGTAGATGGTAAGTCTGATGAAATAATTATTAATGATTATCAATCAGGAGAATATTTTGTACAGTTTGAAAATTTAGTAGGTAAAAAATCAGATAATGCTACATCTATTCTTGTTAACAGAACAATTGATTCAGATAAGCTGTTGGCTCTACAGCTAAGAGAAAATCCAAGTTTTACTGGTACAAAAACTAATATGTCTTTTAGCAATTCATTAAATGGTTTGATAATAAATACAAATGGTAACGATGTTATTACTTCTGCTGGTAATACAATAAGCTATGTATTCCAAAACAGTATTGATTTAGGAGATGTTTTTAGAGTTCATATAGAACCACATTTTAAGAAATCTTTATTTACTGATGCAACTTTGTGGGATTCTTTTACAGATAATATTGATACATGGCCTATAACCTATTTTACGGGTGGTATAAATACTACTCAAGAAAGTGCGGATCTTACATTTCAAGTAGCTAAAAGCCTTACCTCATCTGCCAGTACAACATTTAATAATTTTAAAAATACAGATATTATTGCTAGAAAATTGAATTTTAAAATATTAGTAACAAATAATAGCACTGCCAATAATTTAAATATTCAACAACTAGGTGTGGATTTATTTTTTAGACCAAGAACAGAAAGAAGTATTGATAACACAAGTGCTAATAATGGTGTTTTAACTAGCTCAGGAAGTGGTGCCACTACAGTTAATTTTAATAAAAAGTTTTTTATTGGTACAAGCACAACAATAGGAGGAGCTAATTCTTTTAAACCAGTTATAAATGTAAATATAAATAATATGCAATCAGGTGATTTTTTAACTATTGATAGTGTTAGTTCAACAAACTTTGTTGTCAGTATTAAAAATGGTAGTGGTTTTGTCGCTAGACAATTTACATATAGTGCTTTTGGTTATGGCGAGGGCTAGTATAATAAGAAAAAGCTAAAGAAAATGCCATCAAAACCAAATGATTTTGAAGTAGCTAATGCCTCTGGAGCAGCTGTAAGAGCAGATCTTAATAATATTTTTGGAGCATTAAGATCTAACAATGGTGAATATAGTGGTGCTCCAACTACTAAATATAAATATATGTGGTATGCAGATGTAGGAGGCACTGGTAAAATGTCTTTTTATAAGGCAAATGCATCTCAGAAAATAGATTTTATAAGTTTGACTGATGGTAATTTTTTTGGTCCAAACGGATCTGCATCAAGTCCATCTTATACTTTTACAAACTCACCAAGTACAGGATTGTTCACTAGCACGACTAATCAAATAGACATTGCTACAAACGGTACAAATAGATTCAGAATTGCAGCTAATGGAGGGGTGTTTTTAGGTAAGGGCATGACTCAAGATCCTGTGTCAGCGTCAGGAAATGTTGGATCAGGTATCAAATTTGTTGCGGCCTCAAGTGCTGAATATGATTCATTTGGTTTTGTTGTAAACGCTAAAAATATTGTCGGAATATTCAATAGGACAAATACAACTGGAACAATAGTTGAATTTAAATATAATGGATCAAATATAGTTGGAGGTGTTTCTACAAATGGAAGTACAACAAATTATAATCAAAGTTCAGATTATAGATTAAAACAAGATATTAATAATATTGATGATGCTATAACAAAAATAAAGACATTAAGACCAATTACTTTTAGATGGAAAAATAATGTTGATATTGGTTATGAAAATGGTTTTATTGCACATGAAGTTCAAGAAACAGGACATTATAATCAATTAGTAAATGGGATTAAAGATGGAACTGATTATCAAGGATTAGATTATAGTAAATTCACTCCGATGCTAGTTGCAGCATTACAAGAAGCAGTTGCTAAAATAGAAACATTAGAAGCTAAAGTGGCTGCTCTTGAGGCTAAGTAATGGCAATTCAACCTGGAACGTACAACTTTACTGTTCAACGAAGATCAGATCATATTATCCCTTTGTTATTTAAAGATGAAAATAATACTGCAATAGATCTCACAGGATTCACTGTCGAAGCTGAAGTATGGGAAGAAACACGAACGACTAAATTTGCAGATTTTTCCGTAACATATACAGATAGATCAGCTGGTTCAATCAGTATTGCCTTAACTGATGTGCAAACTGCTACATTTACTCCAAGTGTTTTAAAGTATGATGTTTTACTAATAGAAGATGCAACAGATAAAAAAGAATATTATTTGGAAGGTACTATATTTGTTAGTGAAGGATATACAAGCACATGACTTCTGTTAATGTCACTACAACTAAGAACACTGTTACTGTCAATGGTGAAACAAGGGTTGTAACTATCTCTGTGCCTGGACAAACAGGTGCAAGAGGAGAAAAAGGTGATAAGGGTGATGCTGCGACAGTATCAGTAGGTTCTACTACAACTGGTAATGCTGGAAGTAATGCCTCAGTAACAGCTTCTGGGACGACTAGTGCGCCAATTTTAAACTTTACAATACCTAGAGGAGCCACTCCAACCATATCTATAGGCACAGTAAGTACAGGTAATGCTGGAAGTAATGCTTCAGTTTCTGATAGCGGAACATCACCAAATGCTACATTTGATTTTACGATACCAAAAGGTGATAAAGGCGATACTGGAGATCCAGGTGCTGATGGTGCTGCGGCCACAATAGCTGTAGGGAGCACTACAACTGGTAATGCTGGAACTAATGCCTCAGTTAGTAACTCAGGCTCATCAAGTGCTGCTATTTTTAATTTCACAATTCCAAGAGGTGCAACTGGAGATTCAGGCACTAATGGTGCTGATGGTGCTGATGGTGCTGCTGCAACTATTACGGCTGGAAGTGCTACTAGCCTTGCTTCTAACGCAAGTCCAACCGTTTCTAACTCTGGAAATTCTAATGCTGCTATTTTTAATTTTGGTATTCCAAAAGGCGAGAAAGGTGATAAGGGAGATACCGGTGTTTTTGGTGGAGCCACATTTGAATATCAATTTAATACTTCTACCAGTGATGCAGATCCAGGTGGTGGTAAATTAGCTTTTAATAATAGTACTTTGCAGAGTGCGACAGTATTATTTATAGATGATACAGATAAAAACAGTACAGATATACAACCATTTTTAAGAACTATAGATGACTCAACTTCAACAATAAAAGGTCATTTTAAACTTAGCGAAGAAAGTAATCCAGATAATTTTAGGTTATATACAATTTCTGCTGCTACAGAAGCTACTGGTTATCACAAAGTTACTTGTGCGTATGTTTCTGGTGATGCAAGTTTTTCCAGTGATGAAAACCTAGTAATTACATTTGCCCGTACTGGAGATAAAGGAGACAAAGGAGATACTGGAGATCAAGGCATCCAAGGAATACAAGGACTTCAAGGTGCTACTGGTCCGCAAGGTCCTGCTGGCCCACAAGGTGCTACTGGCAATACAGGTCCGCAAGGTCCGCAAGGTCCTGCGGGTGCAGACGGAGGTATTAGTGATGGTGATAAGGGAGATATTACCGTTAGTAATTCTGGTTCGACCTTCACTATAGATAATGATGTTGTTACGGCTGCTAAATTAGCTGATACTTCTGTCACTGCTGGTAGTTATACAAATGCAGATATAACAGTTGATGCACAAGGAAGGATAACAAATGCTTCATCTGGTTCTGGAGGCGGAATAGCAAGTCTTCAAGCCGACACATCACCCGAATTAGGAGGTAATTTAAATACTAATGGATTCAATCTAAGTAACACAGGAACTAATGGTAGTCAAATACAGTTACTAAATAATAATGATGGCATAAAAATCCAAGCATTAACAGGAGAACAATCAATAGTAGCGAGTGCAAACGGTGCTGTGGAACTTTATCACGATGGTGTGAATAGAATAAAAACTACATCATACGGATGTCAAGTATTAGGAGCTTTAATTGCAAATAATTCTTTGAAAGTAAATTCATATACATCATCTTTACAAGTTGGAGCAGGTAATGAATTAACAGTTAAGCATAACAATACAGATGCAATTATTCAAAACACAGCAGGTGAACTACATATAAAACCAAAAGATGGAGAAGATGGTATAAAACTAATACCTGACGGTGCTGTGGAGTTGTACCACAATAGTGACAAGAGGATAGAAACTACATCGGCAGGAATATTAGTAGATAATCAAATAAAATTAAATGACTCAGGTTCTATACTTATTGGAACTGATAATGACGTAAATATTAACCACTCAGGAAGTAATTTCCAAATACATAATGATACAGGAAATATTTATTTAGATACAGTAGGCACTCATTTTATTAGAGTAGGTTCTAATAACGAAGCTGCTATAACTGCTATCGCAGATGGACATGTACAACTCTACTACGATAATGTTAAAAAGATTCAAACAGAATCATGGGGAACTCGTGTATTTGGAAGTTTAATTGCAAATGGTCTTTTGAAAGTAAATTCATATACAGCAAATTTACAAATTGGAGAAGGTAATGAATTAACACTGAAGCATAACGATACACATGCATTTATTCAAAATACAAAAGGTAATCTACTTATAAGACCTGCAGATGGAGAAGATGGTATCAAACTTATACCTAATGGTGCTGTGGAACTTTTTCACGATAATGCGAAGAGGATAGAAACAACATCAACAGGGGTTGCGGTTACAGGTGATATATCAGTATCAGGATTAGTGGATGGAGTTGATATTGCTAATGTTGTTACTTCTGTAACAGGTTCCGCACCAATAAGTTCATCAGGTGGAACGACTCCAGCTATCACTATTTCAGCAGCCACAACATCTGCTGCTGGTTCTATGTCTGCCAGTGATAAAAGTAAACTAGATGGAATTGAAGCTTCTGCCACTGCTGATCAAACTGATGCAGAAATTAAGACTGCCTATGAGAATAATTCAGATACTAACGCTTTCACTGATGCAGAAAAGACAAAATTAGCAGGGGTGGAGGCTAGTGCTACAGCCGATCAAACTGGTGCTGAGATTAAGAGTTTGTATGAAGGAGAAAGCGATACTAATGCATTTACTGACGCTGAAAAGACAAAGTTATCTGGTATTGAGACAAATGCTGATGTAACAGATGCAACTAATGTTGCCAGTGCTGGTGCGATCATGGATGGTGATTTCACCTCTAATGGGTTTATGAAACGAACTGGTGCTGGTAGTTATACTGTTGATACAAGTACATATTTAACTTCTATACCATCCAGTTATTTACAGAATTTAAGCGAAGATACAACACCACAACTAGGTGGTGACTTGGATATGAATAGTAAGTTTATATCAAGCGGTATTTTAGGTATAAAAAATACAGGTTCACAATCTGAGTTACGTCTTTATTGCGAATTTAATAACGCCCATTATGCAAGTATAAAAGCCCCTGCTCATGCTAATTTCTCTGGTAATATCACTTACACCTTACCATCAGGATATGGGTCTAACGGACAGGTCTTAAAGTCAGATGGATCGGGTGGTACTAGTTGGGTAGATCAGCCAACAGCTAACGCTACACATACAGGAGAAGTTACAGGTAGTACTGCTTTGACTATTGCAGATGATGTAGTTGATGAAGCTAATTTAAAAGTAAGTAATTCACCCACTAACGGTTATGTGTTAACCGCTCAGTCAGGTAATGCTGGTGGGTTGACTTGGGCTGCTGCTGCTAGTGGGTTGGTTGGTAGTAGTAATGAAAAATTATTTGTAGAAGCAGAAAACCAAATGGATAACAGCTTTTCTACGACAGCAAACTTTAATTATGTAGCAGCTAGTCCTATGACTATTGCTTCTGGTGCTACCCTAACAGTGAGTGCAAACTCCACTATGACCTTTGTTTAACTTGTTTCTTATTTAAAAATTATGTCAAAAGTTATTGTTGATGAAATTCAAACTGATACCACGAATGGAAATGTAAGAATTATTCCTAATGGTTCTGGTAAATTAGAGGTAAAGGGTGCGGGTGGAGATGACGCAATGATCAGGTTAAATTGCTCTGCACAAACTCATGGTGTAAAGATAAAATCTCCTAATCATAATGCTGGTCAGTCTTATACGATGATTTTGCCAGATAACAATATTGAGGCTGGTAAGTTTTTAAAAGTAAAAAGCGTTACAGGAACTCCAGCAACTGAAGCAGTAGGACAGTTGGAATATGCAGATGTAGCTACTGGTATAACTGTACAAGAAGAAGGCAGTTCATTATCTACTGCTGGAACTACTTTGAATTTTGTTGGTGCTGGTGTGACTGCATCTGGTACTGGAGCATCTAAAACAATAACAGTAGCTGGTGGTGGTGGTGATTTTGAACTTGTTAGCTCAACAGTAACAACAAGCAATTCTTCTTATTTTGACATTACTAATTTAGATACAGATACCGTTTATAAGTTAATTTGTAGGAGATTGATTTATAACAATTATACAAGTCCAAAAATACAATTATATCTAGATGGCAGTAGTTCAATTTATACTTCAGGTAACATAGAATATACACATTATTATGGTAGTAGTAGTAGAGATTATTATAATCAACAATCATCTATAGTTTTTAACTCTGGAAGTAATGGAATGGAATGGAACTTTGAAATGGATTTTCATACTTATGTAGATCCATACATAAAGCTTAGGGGTATGAATATGGGTTTAGGCCTTATTTCGTATGCAAGATATGATTTGTTAGCTTATTTAAGAGACTTTGAAACTAATAATAACTATATTAGTGGTTTCAGAATTTCATCTGATCATGGGGCTTCTAGAACTATAAACATTGGAAGTACATTTTTACTTTATAAAATTAAAACAAGCTAATGAACAAGTATGTCAACGGTGTATTAATTGCACTTACTGAAGAAGAAATTGCAGAATTAAATGCAAATAGTAAAACAGAGGAACAAATACTTGCAGATCAATGGAATCAAGTAAGATTTCAAAGAAACGAAAAACTCGCTGAAACAGATTGGAGAGCAAGTAGTGATCTTACATTGTCTGACGATTGGAAAAGTTATAGACAGGCTTTGCGTGATATAACAACACAGTCAGATCCATATAATATTGCATGGCCAACAGAGCCAAGCTAAGAGGACAAACTATTAAATTAATAGTAAAATCAAGTAAAAGCAGTAGATTATTATGTCAACAATTAAAGTACAAGACATTCAACATACTAGTAATTCCAATGATGCAATATCTTTAGCTTCAGATTCTAGTGTTAGCTTAAAACATAGCGGATCTGCAAAGTTGGCAACTACAGCTACAGGCATTACTGCTACAGGTGGTACGTTTACAGGTTCCGTTGTTTTTGAAGATGCAATAAATGAAAATGTATTTGATATAACTGACGATTCTTCTGTCGCTTTAGATCCTGATAACGGAATGGTACAGACTTGGACACTTGGAGCAAATAGAATTGCAACTGATAGTTTAACTACGGGTCAATCAATGCTTCTTATAGTGACAGCAAGTAGTTCTAACTATACTTTGACTTGGCCTACTATGAAATGGCGTGGTGGATCTGCACCTACACTTGGCGGAGCAAACGCTACAGCAATAGAATTATTCAAAGTTGGTAGTCAATTATATGGTGCAACAGTAGGAGATCTTTCATGACATTATCGCATAGACTTCGTGTTGGTGCTGCAACAGGTCCTTTTACTTTCGATGATGCTGCTTATAGTAATTTTTTTACTAGTAATGCAGAGCCTATAGATATTAGCAATTCATCTGTTGACACAGCTAGTAGTATTGATACTCATGAAAGTATTGGTGCTTTTTTTGATCATAGTGCTAGTCGAATCTATATTGGACGTGGTAGCTCTAATAATATTGGGCCAAGTTATTATACTTGGAATAATGGAGGAAGTACTTATAATAACAATGCGACTTTTTATTCACCCAATGGAAGTAGTACAGAATTTGCAGGTGTAAGTGATTATATGAATGATGGTGTTGTATTAAGAAATAGAGGTAGAAATGCTACTGTTGCTTATCTAAAGGATAATACTCCTGTGATAGTGGTTGGCCACTACAGCTCTAGATTTTATTTTTTTAATTATTCAAATTATAATTATATAGGAAGATTAGATTTAAGTAGTGCTAATGGTGGCATTACATCTGCTACCAATGCATTACAAGGCGTATGTTTTTCTGGAACACATCTTATAGTTGGAGGTAGAAGTGGTAATAATGATCAATATGTTTGGGGATATGATTTACCAACAAATACTTCTGCAATAGATGGTAGTACAATTAATCATACTTTAAGATGGTCGCCACCTAGCGGTTCTACTACATTTTACGATGGCTACGGTATTGCGTGGGGTGGGGGAGGTAGACTTTATATCGGACATTATAATAATACTCGAAACGCTCCACTAGCTTATCAGTATTTATTATCTGATAATGGTGTTAATGGTACGTCAACATTAGTAAGATCTTATGCGGTTACTAGTAGTGACGACGACATTAATAGACAGAATTATGCTGTATGTATAGATTACAAAAACAGAGAACTTGTTTTAGGTGGCTTTACTAAAGACTACTATCATGTTTTTGGTGAATAAAATGTATATTATTAAAAAGAAACTTTTATGAATTAATTATGAAATATGCAATCATTGATGGTTCTACCGTAAAAAACACTGGTACGATCCAACAATTATTTCCTAATACAAGTTTTACTGCTGTTGGCCCTAATGCAGACTTTTTGGCAGAAAATAATGTTGTTGAACTTGTGCAGACTCTTACCTATACAACACCAACACAAAAGTTATCTACAGTAGATGCTTATGTTCAAGATGGTAAAGCTTATAGTGTAAAAGTTGAATCTACAACTTCAGATGAGCAGACTGCTCTTATAAATCAAAAATGGGAAAATGTAAGAGTTGAAAGAGATGAAAAATTAAAAGATACAGATTGGAGAGCTAGTAGTGACCTTACCTTGTCAGATGCTTGGAAGACTTATAGGCAAGCTCTAAGAGACGTCCCAACGCAATCTGATCCATTCAATATTGCTTGGCCTACAGAACCTAGTTAAAATAAAAACAAAAATTTATGGCTCGTAAAACAAACGAAGAACTAAAACAAGAACTGGAAACTTTACAGAAAAATTACGAAGAGGCTGTAAAAGTTCAAAGAAATATACAGGATAGAGCCATAGCCATCAATGCAATATTGGAAGATAGAGAAGAAGCAGAAAAGGAGAGTCAGTTAGAGACTTGTACACCCAAGCTTGAAAAAGCTCTAGAATCAACTAGCATATAACTTTAATTTTTAAAAATTATGCTAAAAAAAGTTTTAACACTATCTGCTGCATCTGTAGCTCTTAGCGTTCCAGCTTATGCAGGTTTCTACCTAAACCCTGAATTTAATCAAGTAAACGTAGGTTCTGAATGGGCAGGTAATTCAATAGACCTTCATATCGGCTACGAAAACACTGTCGGGGAGTATGGATCGTTCTACCTACAAGGTGGTCCTAGTTTCATCAATCCTTCTGTAGGAGATTCTGATACTAAGCTTTCTGGTAAAGTTGGTGGTGGATATGATCTAAGCGATAAGTTAAATGCCTATGGTGAGTTCGCTGTTGTTACAGATGACGTGAATACCTATGGTACGAAATTAGGACTTAAGTACTCTTTTTGAACAATTAGTTCTACATATATAACTTAATATGAAGAGAGGTGTGCTTACACACACTGTAGTTATGACTAACATATAAATAACTACGAATACACCTCTTATCATTTT